GGTGGGCTGCACCTCTTGATAAATTCTGAGCATCTCTAGTAGGAAGCTCTTCAGTAGGGTCGTAGTCACTAAAACCCAAGAGTTGCCCAGCCGCCGTTGACGGCTGAGTAGACTCATAAAAGAAGAACAACTTTTCGAATCGATAGCGTTGGTACAAAGGTGCAAATTGCGCGAGACGGGTGTTAAGCATAACATAAGGACTTATTAATTGAGAAAACAGAACATCTCCTGCCAGCGCGGAGGATACGTTAACCGTAGAGATAAAATCGGTTCCTTCGAGTACATCATATTGCACTCCATCCCTAAAAGTCGTCGCCAACCTGGGGATAGAACGCTGAATATTGACGCTTCTTGAAGCAACCCCGACCATACCTCTAGCCGTTCGACCGGATGCAGCCTTCCCTGAAGAAGTGTCGAGGGTAAACCCTTTAACACCTCCCAAGAATGGCACATCCAACGATTCCAGCCCGAGTCTAAATCGGGCGGCTCGCGCCTTACGGCGTCCGCTCTTCCTGGCAGAAGAGCGAACTGCGGCAACAGTAGCGCTAGCAGGGCCATTAACAATAACACCCTTATTTTTATTTCGTCGAGACATTCTTTCATGCGATAATTAAGAAGAAATAATTATCAAATTCCTCGACCCCGATTATTCCCTAGGGTTTCTCCCTTAACCCTGTCCCTCACTAACCTTCCTTCTTTCTTGCGAGGGCCTCATACAGGTATTAACATTTACCTGTAATCACGATCAGCCAATCGATCAAAGGCTGGATGCACCAAAAATCGCATCAACCCGCCAGAGATCAATCGCTCTAATTCGTCTATATCAGACGGTTCTATGCCATACCTGCGGCAAGTCGAGTCCACGTCATGGACGACTCGCCTACCTTCCCGTGAAGCGTCAGGACGAACTAGATAAAAACCGTCGCTCACTGTTCGGAAAGGCTTTCTCTGCCAGGTGGCCGGGGTGTAGTAGGTACCAATAAAGGCCCGAATCAAAGGAGTCTGCAAGAAAGGCCTGTAACTTGCAGCTAGATCCGAGGCAAACCGTCTACAGGCTTCGTGATAGTCTGTCAGGTGGTACAACCCCTTTGGGTCATTGAGAGCTTTGCCCATTTTCAAAATACGTGAGGGGAGCGGGCCCCACGCAACAGATGATCCGACCATATACCAGGCTCCTTTAAGAAACGAGCAATCGAAAATTGAATCCCATTTCTTAAACTTCATTTTAAGACCTAAAGACTCGAAGCTAGACTCAATCTCATCTAGCGGATAGTTCAAAGCACTTACCCAAGCCATTGCCATAACGACACTATTGCCAAAGGTCGTATCAATAGCTCCGGTTGCTCTCATTGGTCGGTGATCGTGCTTGACACTAGTCTTTTGTCTTTTCCCCCTTACCACATAAACGGCACCACACAGTTGAAACAATAAATTAGTTATGCGAGTCGGTACCCCTAGTTTATTTAATAGAACCATTTCTGCATCTAAAGGTCCGAAACTCTG